AGTTGGCTGTCGAGTTGGCTGTCGAGTTGGCTGTAGAGTTGGCTGCGGAGTTGGCTGTCGAGTTGGCTGTCGAGTTGGCTGCGGAGTTGGCTGTCGAGTTGGCTGCGGAGTTGGCTGTCGAGTTGGCTGCTGAGTTGGCTGTCGAGTTGGCTGTCGAGTTGGCTGTAGAGTTGGCTGCGGAGTTGGCTGTCGAGTTGGCTGTCGAGTTGGATGCGGAGTTGGCTGTAGAGTTGGCCGCTGAGTTGGCTGCCGTTTCTCAGCGCAGCAAACACAAAATTGACTGCTAGTTCGCACATCATTGGCGATGAGAAATGCAGAATGATTGGGGTTGGTTTTCCTATCCGGCGATAGAACTCGCAAATAATTCTATCGCCCGTATCAAAGTCGGCCGGTTCGCAGCAAAGACCATGCGCGAGCCATTCTTCGCAAAATTCGACAAGGCGTTTTTCTTGTGGCTGCGTTAGCTTGGTTATTTTCTTTCCCATCGTTAATCCCCAGCTAGCGCGCAAAGCCGCGCGATTGAATCTTCCGTCCGGTTCGCTTCTTGATCCCCAAGTGTTTCGCTCGCATCCGAATTGCCTTTGCGATCATGTTCTGATCCCGCCGCGTCTTTATCTTCGCGCATTGGATATGAGCGATGCCTCGGTTAGAATTATCATTCGAACCACCAAGACCGAGGGGGATGATATGTTCGTCAATGAACGGCTCGCCGGGCGGAATCCTCTCCAAACAAACGCAGCAAGTTCCGCCCTCCCTATCGTGCGCGTCGAGGCGTTGCTTTCGAGTAAGGGGCTTTCGCCGTTCTGGGATAACCGGTTCATTCATCGTCCCCGAATTTCACTCCGTGCTTTGCGCCCCACGCCGCGATGATCTCGATCATGTCCGACATTTCCGCTTTCGATAGGTCAGACGACCGCCTGAGATTGACCAAGCCAGACCCTTCAAGCGAAGGCGCCACGCGACATTCCCGATTGAGCGCGTCCAGAAACAAAAGCTTCCATTCCTCCGCGTCGTATCTCTCGCCGTGGTGCGTGAGTTGACGTGCGATGTCTGTCAGCATGGCCCACATGCGGTCATTCTGTTCGGTTGACCGCTTCGCTTCCTTGAACTCGATACGGGTGCCGATGGGGGCTTTGAGCGCCCATGCGGCGGCCTGTTCGCGTCTGGCCGCGCTATCGCATATGATAAGTGCGCGGCTCATCGAAACTCAGCACTGAATGGGATTTCATCGGACATGTCCGCGCCGCCGCCAGACTGAGATGGCTTCGCGGGTTGCGCGGCCTTACCGTCCTTGTCGGCATCGACAATCAGGAACGAGACCTTGCCGTCCTTGCCGGGGATCGGCAGCGAATCGAGCGTGACGGACACGCCGCCATTGTCGCGCGGCCACGCCGTTCCAATGCGGTGCCAGAATGTCTTGTCGTCCTTGCCGGGTCGGGCAACGATTACGTTGTAACGGGTAGCCATTATGCAGCTTCCTTCTGTTCGTAGCGTTCCGTCAGGGCTTCAATCTTGGCGTCCAGTTCAGCCAGAAAATCGACTACGATCTTTTCTATCTCTGCGATCAACTTGTCGTTGCGCTCGACCCGCTGAACGAACAACTGCATTGACGCCGGCATTCTGGGGTCAAATGAAACCCAGTCGCACCAGGCGCGGCCGGTGCAGGCGAGTTGCCATTGAATTTGCCCGATATATTTTCCGGGGACGGATGCGCCCTGAAGCGTTTCGATGTGTGTCGCGGTGATTGGGCACTTGATTTCAACCAAGCCGTCAGTGCCGATCAGCCCATCCGGGGACGCTCCCGACATCGGAATCGTCGGGTGATCGACAAAGCCAACAGGATCAACGGTGCAGTCTTGCAAAAATTCGTATGCGGAGCGGGCGAGCGGTTCCTGTTCGGTGCCCCATTGCATCGCGGCGTTTACATAACAATCGGTCGGGATGCCGGTGAGGCGTTCAACCAAAAGCTCAGCCATGTAGTTGGCGCGGCTCGCGCCCCATCCGCTTTTGATCCTGGCTGTTACGTCCGCGATACGCGAAGCAGTTACCTTACCAAGACGCTGCTGTTTCCACTCATCGGTGCCCTGCTCAATCATTTGGCCCTCTTTTTGGTTTCCAGCATGGCGACGGCGGCATTGAACTTCTTGGCCGGGATATCGCTGATACTTTCGGCCCCGACCCATTTTAGGAAGCGTGCAATATCTGCGTTGGCCTCAACAATTAGGGCGCTGATAATCTCGCCTTGTTTCTCGGTAATGGCCCCGCTGACATCGTTGCCGTCTGTGTCGTCGCCAATCGCGATGTTGAAGATCATCTTCAAGAGGTAGCGCTGGCCGTAGCTCATGGCGGCGCCGACCGCGTGCGTCTTGGTCATCACGTCGCCACCCTTTGCGCCCTTGCCATCGGCCGGCATGGGGACGGAATAGCGGCGGGTGTGACCGGAGGAATGCGACACGTCGCAGACGATCAGGATATGATCGGCGGCAGCTTCGCCGGTCGTGAAGGACAGGGCAAAGCCGTGCTTCGTATAGATCGGGCGCGTGGCCTTATCGAGCGCCATGTAGGAGGCATATTTGCTGCGGGTCTGCGCATTGCTTGCGTCGGCGGCAACCGCGCGCATTTCGGATTGAGCCTTGGTCATCGCCTCGGCAAACGCCTGCTCGGCAACGCGGGTCTCTTGGCGTTCCTTCATCGCCAACAGACGTTCCAGCTTATCCATATCGACAGCCGGGTCTCTGGCCGCCCGTTCGATCATGCTGACAAAGGCCGACGCCTCCGACTGCGTGACCGGGACGGCCTCCGGGTCTTTGCGCGCTACTTGGTTCATCGATAAACCTCCGTGCAGTCGTCAATGTCGTTCACCGAGTCGTCAAACATTCGGTATGTCGGGTTCTTGCGCTTTAATTCGCGGAGCTTCTTGAGTTGATCGACCCGCAAAAGCTCTGCCCGTGCGGCCTTCGCTTTGCCTATTCGGGCAAACCAAAAGGCTAAATCCTCGTGGCGCTTGATGGCTTGAGCGATGTTCATTTTAGTGCAGCCAGAATGCCGCGACCAAAACGATGCAGCCCATAAACACAGTCGCCGAAACCATCGCGTTGATGAGTGCGGATAGATGCTCGATTTCCATGTTAGGCCTCCACAAGCTTGCCGCCATTGGCGCAATAAACGACGCCAGCCTTCAATCCGCCCTTACCGATGCATCCGGTAGCGAACCCGACGCACTTGCCGTCGCTTCCGTATTCAGCAAGCGCGACATGCGCGCCGTCTTGGCCGGAAAAGGTTGACCCCACCCCGGCACAGGCGATAACCGCGTCTTTGCCCTCCGAAACGATCCGTGCGCCGTGGCCGCTGCTGCCGATCCGTGCGTCGTAGCCGCTGCTGCCGATCTGTGCGGAGTCGCCGCTGCTGCCGATCTGTGCGTAGTCGCCGCTGCTGCCGATCTGTGCGTAGTCGCCGCTGCTGCCGATCTGTGCGTAGTCGCCGCTGCTGCCGATCTGTGCGGAGTCGCCGCTGCTGCCGATCCGTGCGTCGTAGCCGCTGCTGCCGATCTGTGCGGAGTCGCCGCTGCTGCCGATCCGTGCGTAGTCGCCGCTGCTGCCGATCTGTGCGTAGTCGCCGCTGCTGCCGATCTGTGCGGAGTCGCCGCTGCTGCCGATCCGTGCGCCGTGGCCGCTCGGATTGTCGCCCTTACCCTTGGTCGCACTGACAATCCAATCAACCGCCGCTCGTATAAATTCCGGCAGTTTCAGTTCTGCCTTGATCGTGATTTCGGCTGATGCGATCTTGCTATCCTCGGGATGCTTGTCGAGGTCGCCTGACTGTTCAACGAGAGCAAAACGATTCAGTTTTGCGTCGCTGTTCAGCAATTCGTAATAGCTGAGAACATCGAACGGGTTTTCGCAGGCATGAAAGCCATTCTCGCAGGCTTTGATATTGCCTTCGGCCTTGTAGGTCTTGCCGACCTCGAATTGAAAGCCGCGACATTTGAAATCGGGGTCGAGGCCCTTGTAGGAAATGATCGGCTTGGTCTTGCTGGCCTTCGCCATGTTCACGCCACCGCCTGCATTGCGGGGCCGTACTTGGCGCGGCGGTGCTCAACGTCGCAGAGCGTGATTTGGAAATCCCACGCGGTTGCGCCGGCTACGTCCTCGCCTCGATCCACCGCGCGCTGGAAGCTTTCGTAGCGGTCGACCCACTTGGCGTGTTCTCGGTCGCAGAAGGCGCGGCGGGCTGCGTCGTTCGGCAGCGTGGCCAGATGGGCGTCAAGGCGGGTGCGGTAGCGTTCGCAGGGTCCGGGCTGGGGAGTGGTCATCTGGCGTCGTCTCCGTTGTCTCTCCCGTCGCAGTAGCCCTCGACATATTCGCGAGCCATGAGCATCTTTTGCCGGCGCTCGGATTCGCTGGCATATGACCAGCAGCGCAGTTCGACGCCGGCTAGCGTCACGGTGATATCGCCTTGATCGTTGTCGGTAACGCGCGGGTTCATGACGATCACCAAGCCATCGCTTCATCAAGCGAGGCGCAACGCTCCAAGCCGTTATGCGGAATGAATTTGTAGAAGCGGCCGTTGCCTTCGAGGGCATACTGGTCGGGCAAGTAGTTTCCCGGCGTCGCTACCTTTGCGAGAACCTTCAGGGTCAGGAAGCCGACCTTGACGGTGTTTCCGACTGTCCAGTCTTGGCGGGCGCTGCGGCGGTAGGTCATGGCGTCGTCTCCGTTCTGATGATTGGAGACTAATCCAAGTTTTTTGGGAATGCAACCCCTCATATCAAAAAAGTTTGGATAACGGTGCGGCAGGACGCCGCAGGGGGGGGGCGGTCCCGTATGCAACTATAAATTTTTCGGCATACTGAATTTGCGGGAAGGTGGTGGGAATATATGGACAATATAGGAATGGGGGCCTATAAGTCTAGAACACAGCAAGAACAGAGGCCAGCAATGCCATACCGGGAATTGTCTTTGCGCCGCCGTGCCCTTGAAATCGTAACGCAGTTGCCCGAATGCCCTGCGGAGGCCCACAGGGTGCTTTATTTCGCAAGGGAGCTACTGGACGGCTTCCTAGGTGATCAAACCGCGTCAGGGGGCAGGACACCGAGCCTGCGGGCCATCTCTAGCGATAGGGAGCCGGTTTCGTTCTCCAAAATCCAGCCGACCGACAATCCTGGGATTTGTCTGGCCAAGGATTGAGCGGCAATCCGGCTGATCGGGGAGCCGTTTTCGTAATTGCTCCACTGATTGCCCGAGAAGCCGTATCGCTTGGCAAACCCTTTTTGGGTCTTGTAGTTCATCGCCTCGCGAATCCTGCGGGCACGGTCTGCTGACGTGCCCGGTTCCGGCATATTTTTAATCGGCCGCCCCATGACCCCCTTATAAGAAATTCTTGGGGAACTTTGAAATTCGGGTTTCTTGGGGGCTTGCATTCCCAAAATACTTGGGTTATTACTATGGCCCATGAGAGAACTGCGCTCCACAATCGAGGTCATGGATGCCCTCGGCAACCAACGGGTCGCTGAGCTGACGGGCCGGACCTACAACGCAGCGCATAACTGGCGCGCCATCGGGAAGTTCCCGGCAAACACCTATCTTGCGCTGAACGACGAATTGCGCAGGCACGATCTGCAAGCCCCACCCTCGTTGTGGGGCATGTCGTGATGCTCACGCTCATCCTCATCATCGGCGGCCTCTGCCTCTTTAGCTTGGCCGTCATTCTGTATCTGGCCCACATCACGCCGGTCATGGATTTCGACGATGACGATTAATCACAATTCGGCGGTTATTCAGTCTCCCCGCCGGATACGGCAGGCCGGGCGGGGTTGCCAGTCTCCGCTCGGCCGATCCTTTCCCGCGCGTCTGCCCTCCCGGCCGCGCCAACTCGGTGCGCCAATGCACCGCTTTTATTCAAGTAAGCGATGTTGCTCGCCGCGCCGGTGACACGGCGCACGAGATCGGTCCTGAGTGCGTAAGGGGTTAATCGAAGGGGCGCGTACTCCATAAGCTTAACAAAGCACATGGAGCCAGCCGAATGGACGCGAAGCCGGACAGAATGACGACAATTCAGACGGATTGGAGACGCGAGGTTGTCTGGGTTTGCGGGCCAAGGCTCGAAACCGACACGCGCGAATCCTGGTTCGCACGCGGCGCCAAGCGTTGCGGCGTCGGCTGGCGTCAGATCAAGGCGTTATTCCACGGCGAAGTGACCGATCCGAAATTCTCAATAGGCGAGCGCGTGAAAACCGCAGCCGCCGAAGCTCGCGAGGAAGCCCTTCAACATGCGCGGCAACTGGAAAGCCTCATTGCAAGGCTGGAGCACACTGACGAGGCTTTCTTTCGCGAGGAAATTGATCGCGCTCGCTACGCGCTGCATCAGATTCGCGGTCTGGATCGCGCCAGAGATAACCGAGACGACTAACTGCGGCTGAGGGGCCGCAAGCACGAGGGGCAAATGGCAATCGAACTAAGCCAAAAGCGCATTGCCGAAATCACGGCGGCAAGGATCATCGCCTCATCGCGCGATGAGATGGCTAGGATACTGCATATCGATCCGTCCTCGGCCGGGTCGTATATCAGAAAGCTGAACTTGCCGCGATTTGGGTTGCAGCAGACCAGAAAGTGTGGCGCGGAAAACGTCGCCCGCAACGCCCGCATAATCGAAATGCAGGCGGACGGCTACAGTTTGGCGAAGATAGCCGACGAAATCGAGGCAAGCCGAAGCCTCGTTGCCGGCGTTCTTTACCGTGCTGGGTTGATGAAAAAGCGCGGCCCGAGGAAAGAACGCCAGAAAAAGCCGCCACGCACGCGAACGTCACCGCGCGGCATACCGACGTTCGCCCCCGTCAAGTTCAATGTCCGCAAGGCCGATATTGTTCCGGTCAACGTCTCGTTCGATCAACTGGAGCGGGACATGTGCCGCTATGCCTACGGGGATGGGCCGTTCACATTCTGTGGCAATCCGCGCGAATCGAATCATTCGTGGTGCCCCGATCATTGCATGATTGTTTACAAGCCGGTCGAGGCCCGTGTTCGCAATGCGAGGCCGCGATGATGGCCGATCCGTTGCTGGAACGATTGATCCAATGCCATCGGCCGGCGCCTCCTTGGCGTTACGAACCGAAATCCTTCAATCGCCGGATCACAGGAATGCTCGGTAACGAGCCGTGGCAGAACGGGATCATCTACGACCCGTCGCCGCAGGAGATTATCGCGGCGGTGACGGATTATTATCAACTTCCCGGCGGCCATCTGGTTTCGCGCGTTCGAACAAAACTCGTCTGCCGGGCGCGCATCGTTGCGCTATTTCTGTGCCGACGATTAACCAGCCTTCAAAACACCGAGATCGCCGCAGCGTTCAACCGAGAGCGGACTTCGGTCTGGTACGCCTATCAGACAATCACAGAGATGAAACAAACCGACGCCGCGTTGGGCCGCGACATCTGGAATCTTCAAAGCATGTTCGGGAGGCTGAACTGATGGAGATTCATCGCTGTCCATGCTGCGGGTCGGATGTAACGAATCGTGACCGCCCGTATGTCTCTCTTGAGACAAATCGGATGATGGCGGGGGCTGAGATAATTCAACTCTCCCCGACGCAGGCCGAAATCATCTATTCGCTTGCGGAGGCCATGCCGCTTCCCCTCGCGCATGAGAGGCTATTCGCAAAACTGTGGGGCCAAAATCCCATCGACAACCCCGAAGTAACGCTGCGGGTGATCGTCACCAAATTGCGAAAGAAGATCAAGCCAGCCGGCATGAATATCAAATCGGTGTGGGGCGTTGGATATGCTCTGGAATATGGGGGCGCATAGTGGTTGTCCTTGATCTGCCGTTTCCGCCGTCTGCAAACAGGCTGACCCGTCACACGGCGAGGGGCGGGAAACTCGGTAGCTATCCCGATCCAGATTACGAGGCGTGGAAAGACGAGGCCGGCAAAGAATACTTGCGCCAGAAGAAATTCGCAGGCGAGCCGATCAGGGGTTTCTTCAGCTATCACATATCGCTCGACAAAACCCGATGGCCGAAAGCCTCGGACGGGGACAACCGGGGCAAGGCCGTTCTGGATTTCCTTCAATCGGTCGGCCTCATCGAAAACGACAAATACGCAGTCGCGGGGAGCTGGTCATGGGGGCCTGTGAACGGGTGCCTTGTCCAGGTTCATCCGGTGACGAACACGGAATTAGGACGGGGACATTCCGATACGCCGAATGGTCGCAAGTCCAAAGCCTCATTGATAGCGGCTGGATAGTGGGTGTCCCGGCAAGTGAGTGGTCGTGCGTGATGTGGGCATGTGAATGCAATCCATCGGGGGCGATTCATGACACCGGAAGCAGAACGAGAAACGCTGAGACAGATGATAATCGGGGCGCTGGCTATAGAGCTTCCGGCTGAAGCTTTTGAGGTTCTAATGGATGTTGACAACCGCCAACGGCGTAAAATGAACCAGCCGACTGGTGATCCTGACACGGAGCAAGGTGCATGAAGCTCGCAATGATAATCGTCGCGTCTTTGGTCGTCGCCTTTCTTATCGTCGGGTTTGTAGTGGCCGATTTCTATTGGCTCGGTAGCGTGTGGGAGTGGAGACCAAGCGACCGGGCCGCGTTGCTCTATGCGGTGGGGTTTGTGTCCTTCATAGGGTGGGGAATTCACATGGTAAGTGAGATTTGAGAATGGAGCGATCCGCTTGAGCCGCTGGTTCCGCCATTACGCAGGCATGATGCGCGACGAAAAGCTTGTCGCCGCCGCCATTCGCTGCAATCAACCCATTGAACGTGTCGTCTGGATATGGGGCGCGATCCTGGAAAGCGCGGCCGAGGTCAACGATGGCGGCCGGTTTGATCTTGACATGGACGAGGTGGCCCATTTCCTCCGCTGCGATGTAACGGTTTGTAACGGTGTTGTAACGGCGCTAACCGACAAGGGGCGCGTTACAGGTGACCGAGTTGCTAATTGGGACAAGCGGCAATGGAAGTCCGACGACTCAACGGATCGGGTCAGAAAGCACCGGAGCAATAAAAAACGCAACAAAATCAAAGATGGATGTAACATTGAATGTAACGACGATGAAACGTTACGTAACGGACCAGAGACAGAGACAGAGACAGAGACAGAAAAGAAAGAATCTTCACGCGCTCCGCGCGTTGAGACACGGAAATTCGAGGAATTTTGGAAGGAATACCCGAAACGAAAGGGCGACAATCCCAAAAGCCCTGCCAGAAAAGCCTTTGAGGCTGCGGTTAGGCAAGGCGCTGATCCAGACGCGATCATATCGGGAGTCCGCCGAGCCAAAGCGCGGAACACTGACAAAATCGGAACCGAGTTTATCCCGCAGGCGATCAAATGGCTGCGGGACAGGCGTTGGGAGGACTATCAGGACGACCACGATCCGCCGAACGGGCCGCTGATTCCCGATGATGCGGCATTCGAGTTTTTCAAGAAATTCAAGCGCTGGCATCGTGATTACGGCCCCGAACCCGGCAAGCCCGGCTGTCGAGCATCACCGGAAGTCCTTGCTAAATACGGCTATGAACCAAAGGCGGCATAGATGGCGAAGGCTTTCAAGATCGAGCGGAGAGGCCGCAAGCGGAAACCGGGCCACCGCTATCCGTCCGGCGATCTGGTTTCAGACAAGGAAGTTATCGTGGCCCGAATAATCGCATTCCGGCAACCGCACAGACAGGGGGCGCCTGAGAGCAATAGACACGATCCAAAGGCGTGTTGGCCCTTGGGCATCCTTTGCCTGAACAACGTGATTACAGAGGAAATGTATCAGGCGGGGGTGAACTATGGGGCCACAGTACGCCGTTATCGGGCGCATTATCTGGCTGACGTTCCCGACCCATCCCCGGCGTCCATCGCGGGATTTATGCAGCCATCGGGAAGCAGGGGACCAGGAGACGTTGACGCTGGAAAGATCAAGGACGCCTATAATTCAGCGGTCGAAGCACTCATGGATGCTGGCCAGAAGGCGGCTCGCACCGTAGCGAGGATGGCTGTATTTGGGGAGAGTTGCCCCGTAGGTTGTGGCGGGCATCTATTAGCGGGGCTATCCAAATTAGTTTCGCACTATGGCTTGACCCGGAGGAACAAGTAGTGTACATTCTTGGGAAATATATCGTGGGACGATTGCGACCACAGCAATGCACAAGCCGACGCGCGCCTACGGGCGCGTTTTTTATTTTGGGAAGCGCAAAGAGGAATTGAGAAAACGGGACTTGGCTGCGCTTTCGCTTGGAAACATCGATCCCGAATGGGATGACCTGCTAGGTGCGGAATTAGAGATCAGCGTGCCCGCCGATTGCATCGGTCCCGAACGCTGAGGGGATAACCCGGCATGATTGACCGGGCCAAGGGCGAATATAGAGGCTGGCATGTGGCTCCTGTTGGCGATCTACACGGCCATAAGCCCGGCTAGTTTTGACCAGCGCTACGGCCATTGGTGCCAGATGACGCCAGAACGAGCGGAATTGTCCGTCAGGCTCCATGAGCACGGCCGCGCTTCAATCCGCATTCAACGCTGAATCTGGCGGCGCGGTCTGTACCCGCGCGGAACTCAGTTACGTCAACGATATGCAAGTTGTCGTTGTGCGGGGCGTGGACGCCAAGGGTGAGCCGTTCGAAATAACCTCGCACCCGTTCGATGGCGAACCGATGCGGGAAGTAAAAAAACTCGCGCAACGAATGCGGCCCAGCTTCGATAGCGTATTTCAGCAGAACTTGGACAGCGCAGCAAATCAAATCAACAGGGCGCATAAAATCGTGGATCAAATCATTCACGATCCGTTGCCCGTGAGGAAGCCGATGGGAAAGCTGGCAGAAGCCGCAGAACGCATCAGGGCCGCTAAAAAGAAATTGGACGCGGAAGGCGACGCGCTCATTGCAAAACTTGGCGACCTTGAGGGCCAGGCCCCCGGCGTATTCAACGCGGCTCATGGCGCGATCAGCGCGCAAAAGGCCGATCTCGACGCGCTCGAATCTGAATTGCGTCAGCTTTCAAACGCGGCAATGGGCGAGTAATTCCCTCGACCGGAAGAAGTCTAAATGGCTAGGGCACTTACACAAATTCGATCTCTGGCGCGAAGCCACACAGAAAGCGCTCTCAAGGTTCTGGCCGGCATCATGAATGAGCCCGACGCCCCGCACGCAGCCAGAGTGTCGGCGGCCAATGCGTTACTCGACCGGGGATGGGGGAAGCCGGCGCAACCGATAGCGGGCGACGATGAAAACCCCGTGAACATCCTGCACAAGATCGAGCGCGTGATTGTCGGTTCTCAGAATTGAAACGGCCAAGGTATTCGAGCCGCTTCTGGTTCCGTCCCGATACAAAGGCGCACACGGCGGTCGCGGTTCCGGCAAGTCGCACTTCTTTGCCGGCCTGATGATCGAGGACAGCTTACTCGAAAGGGGGCTGCGGTCGGTATGCATTCGCGAGGTTCAAAAGTCGCTAAAGGAATCGGCGAAGCGTCTGATCGAGGACAAGCTGGCGGAACAGGGCCTTGGCGAGGCCGAGGGCTTCAAGGTTTTCCGCGAAGTCATCCAAACCCCTGGCGACGGATTGATCGCGTTTCAGGGAATGCAGGACCACACGGCGGAATCGATCAAGTCGCTGGAGGGCTACAAGAGGGCGTGGTGCGAGGAGGCGCAATCCCTCAGTGCCAGATCGTTAGCGTTGCTTCGCCCTACGATTCGTTCGGATGGTTCAGAACTCTGGTTTTCGTGGAACCCGCGCCGCAAGGTTGATCCGGTTGATTTGATGTTACGGGGGGAGAAACTGCCGACCGGCGCAACGGTTGTCCGCGCAAACTGGTCGGATAACCCGTGGTTTCCAACCGTCCTCGATCAGGAGCGCCGGGACTGTCTGAACAACGACCCGGATCAATATGACCATATCTGGGAAGGCGGATACGCCACCATCCTGTCCGGCGCCTATTACGCAAAGCATATTTCAGAGGCGAAGGCGCAGGGCCGGATAGGGCGGGTTGCGAAAGACCCGCTGATCCAGGTCCGCGCGTTTTGGGATTTGGGCGGGCGCGGGATGAAATCCGACGCCACCGCGATATGGATTGCTCAATTCATCGGCCGCGAGATTCGCGTGCTCGATTATTACGAGGCGGTTGGCCAGCCGCTTGCTGCGCATGTGCAATGGTTGCGCTCCCGAGGATGGGACAAGGCCTATTGCGTGCTGCCGCATGACGGGGCGCCGGTTAATCCGATAGCCGATGCGAGTTGGGAGACCGCTCTGCAATCGGCGGGCTTTCCTACCGAGGTTATTCCGAACCAGGGGCCGGGCGCCGCGACAATCCGCATCGAGGCGGGCCGCCGTCGCTTCCCGATGATCTGGTTCAACGAGGAAACGACAAAGCCCGGCATCGAAGCATTGGGCTGGTATCACGAAAAGAAAGACGAGGAGCGCAACGTAGGGCTTGGACCGGAACACGACTGGTCAAGCCACGGGGCGGATGCGTTCGGCCTGATGTGCGTTGCTTACGAAGAACCGCGAACAACCGCGTCCGGTCCCGAGCCGGACGATGATTGGATAGTCTAGGAGATTAAATGGCGACGCTCTGGATTCGCGAATATTCAAATACGGGTGACGCCGGGTCGTCACGCGGTGCTGGCGCCGGCAAGGCGCAGATCGCGCAAGAGCCAGGCACCGATCAGACGGCGGTGACGTTTTCGACATCGGCGCAGTCTGCGGCGTTTGCGTCCGGGACAACTTATATCGGCATTATCGGCAGCGCCGCGTTTCATTACGTTGTTGCCGCAAACCCGACTGCAACGACCAACGCGCTTAAGGTTCCGGCCGACACACTGATTTTTGTCGGTGTGACCGCCGGCCAGAAAATCGCGGCGATAGCGGCGGCATAGCGTGGCAGAAAAGCTTGACGAGGAGGGCCTTAAATCCCTCCTCTCGAACGAGATTCGATCAGCCGTCACTTACGACGACACTGAGCTATCTGGCAAACGCGCCCGCGCGATGGAATATTTCCGGGGCGTGATGGGCGATACGCCGGCCATGCCGGGGCGGTCGTCGGTTGTATCCAAGGACGTTGCCGACACTATCGGGTGGATGCTGCCAGGCATTATCCGGGTATTCACCGCGTCCGACCAGATGGCGATCTACGAACCCGAACGCCCGGCAGACGAACAATTTGCGAAACAGGCGACGGATTACGTCAACCACGTCTTCATGAAAGACAATCCGGGCTATCGGATTTTGTGGGACGCGACGCACGATTCGCTCCTGCTCGGGAATGGCATTGTCAAGCATTGGTGGGATGACAAGGAGGAGTGCGAATACAGCGAGCATTCCGGCCTAACCGAGGACCAGCTTGCCGTGCTCATGTCGGACGGCGATGTTGAGATCGTGGCACAAAAGCAGGGCGAGCCGCAGCAAGTCGCCGTTCCCGATCAGATGGGCGGCATGGTCCCGATGCAGCTCCCGACATTTGACATCAAGGTCAAGAGGGTGACCCGCAGCGGCCGGTTGCGTGTCGAATGCATCGAGGCTGAGGATTTTCTGCTGGACCGCGAGGCTACCTGTATCGAGGAGGCGCGGTTTTGCGCTCACCGCGATCATGTGTCGCGCTCCGATCTTATCGAGATGGGCTTTAGCCGGGATTTGGTCGAAAGCCTGCCAGTTGATCGGTTCTCAACGATGGCGCAGGAAAAGCTTGCGCGCGACGATGACGGCCAGACGTTTTTCAATATGGTTGGCCACGAGTCGATGCTTCTGGTCGAGCTTTACGAATGCTACGTCAAGGCCGACGTTGACGGCGACGGAATCGCCGAAACCGTGCGTGCGTTTTATGCCGGCGCATCCGGTGCCGGCGAATTGCTGGATTGGGAAGTCTGGGAGGATGACGTTCCTTTCAGCGACATCCCGTGCGAGCCGATGCCGCACCGATGGGACGCGCGTTCGGTTTGCGACGATGTTGACGATATCCAGCGCGTCAAGACGGTTTTAACCCGTCAGTTCCTCGACAACCTTTATTGGGTGAACAACCCGCTCAACACGGCCGAGGAGAACTCGGTTATCAATCCCGACATGCTGCGCTCGCCCAAGTTCGGCGGCACGGTATGGCACAAGAAGGGCGCAATCCCGCCGGCCCCGTTGCCGGTTCCGTTCATCGGCGACAAGGCGCTGCTTGGATTGCAGCATTTCGACAACGTGCGGGAAATGCGGACGGGCGTGTCCCGCTCCACAATGGCGCTCGATCCCGAGGCGCTACAGAACCAGACCGCGACCGCGAACCAGAACCAGAAAGATGCGGCGTATTCGCAGATCGAGTTGATTGCCCGCAACCAGGCCGAGTTGGGCTGGCGCCGCGTGTTCAAGCAAATCCTGAAACTGATCGTCAAGCATCAGGACCGGCCAAGAACAATCCGGCTCCGCGATACCTGGGTCGAGATGGACCCGCGTTCGTGGAATGCCAACATGGATGTCACGATCAACATTGGGCTTGGCACCGGCTCGCGCGACCGTGACATGTCGATGCTGAATACCATCCTCGGCGTCCAGATCATGATGACGGACAGGCTGGCTCAGGGCGGCTTTGCTGCGCAGGCGCTCGACATGGTGCCTAAGATCAACCTGACCGCGAGCAAGCTTGCGGAAAGCGCCGGTATTAAAAACCCGGAACAGTTTTTCCTAGACCTGAAGCCTGAGCAGATCGAGCAGATGAAGCAGCAGGCACAGAACCGCCCCGATCCGGCGATGCAGGCGGAACAGGTCAAGGCGCAAACGCAATTGCAGATCGCGCAACAGCAGGCCGCCATTGACGCACAGGCCGATGAGCGAAAGGCGCAAATCGAGCAAGTCCAGGCACAGGCCGACATTGCGACGCAGGATCGCAAGATGCAGGCCGAAATGGTGCAGACGGAACAGAAGTTCGCGTTTGATAAGGAATTGGCCATTCTTGAGTTCCAATTGCAGCGCGAATTGAAGATGGCCGAACTCGACATGAAACGCCAGATGCACGAACAGCAGATGGCGCAACAGGCCGAACAACATCGGCAGCAGATGGAGGCCGGCGTCTTCAAGACGATCCAGGGCCAGCAGGCGCATGAACAAAAGATGGAAGCCTCAAAGGGTGCTGAGTGAGCGGCCATCTCGCCAAGGAAGCCGACCGCCTAAAGCACGATCCGATATTCCTGAAGGCGCTGGATGATATCCGCTCCGAGGCGCTTGACGCGCTCGCGGTGGCCGATGCCGACAACTATACGACGATTGTCCGCCTGCAACAGCGGGTCGCCGTAATCGATGAAATTCGCGCAACGCTGGGCCGCTACATTCTCGCGGTTGAGCCTGCGGACGAAAGCCCCGGCTCCTACGCTTAGGGCCGCCGGATACCCCAGGAGTTTTAATGACTGAAGATACCAATCCCGCCACGGCGGCTGGTAACGACGATGCGTTGTCCGTAGAGGCCGGCGCAGATGCAATTTCCAATCTATTGACGGACCCGGCAACGGACCTCCCGAAAGAAGATCAGGACCAAGCGGAGACCGAGGAAACGGAGGCCGAAGGCGAGCAGCCTGAGGAGCCGGAAACCGAGGAACCCGCAACCGAGACGGAAGCCGAACAGGAAGACGGTCAACAGGACGACTATCAATCTGGCAAGTTCGCGGCCGATACCGCGAATGTCCGACTGAAGGACGGCACTGTTATCTCCGTTCAAGACCTGAAGCGCGGCTATCTCTCGCAAGCTTCCTTCACTCGCGGCACACAGGAAAACGCCAAAGAGCGCGACGCTCTGGCCTCCCAGAAAGCCGAGTTTGAAACACACGCTCGCACCTTGCAGGCGCAGCGGGATTTTCTCTTACAGGCTTCGCAGCAGTTCTTACCGCAGCCGCCCGATCCGTCGATGCTGGACCAATCGTCCGCGAATTTCGATCCGATCCGGTACATGACTGCCAAGGCTGAATACGAAAGCAAAGTCGGTGCTCTACAGCAGTTGCACCAGATGTCGCAGGCCGATCAGGCCCGCGCGGCACAGGAGCAGCAGCAGCAAAGAGAGCAATTGCGCAGCCGCGAAGCCAAGTTGCTTCTTGATTCGATGCCCGAGCTAGGAAAGCCGGACGTTTACAAGAAGTTCTGGTCCGATGCGGTGGAGACGATGGCTGAGTATGGCTACTCAGAAGATGAGCTTAACGCAGCAATCGATCACCGTAATTACAAGGTGTTCCGCGATCTGGCGGCATACCGAAGGGCGCGCAGCAAGCTTCCTGCGGTCAAGGACACGGTTCAGTCAAAGCCCGTCCTGACCGGAAAGAAGCGCATGGACCCGCAAGAGAAGTCATCCCGCGAGAAACAGGCAAGGGGAGAGCAATTGCGCAAAACCGGCTCATTCGATGCCGGCGTGAGCGCACTCATGGACCTTGATCTCTAGCGGAGGCCATTATGGCACAAGTCACCAACACCTTCGAGACCTACGACGCCGTAGGTAATCGCGAGGAGCTGGCTGATAAGATTTATCAGATCACTCCCGAGGAAACCCCCTTTCTTTCACTGATCGGCCGCAAGTCCGTCGAATCCACTCATCCTGAGTGGCAGACCGACACGCTTGGGTCGGTTGACCTGACCAACAACCAGCCGGAAGGCAACGACTGGTCGTATCAGGCTATCTCCCCGACCGCGCGCGTGGGCAACTACACGCAGATTTCGGACAAGCGCATAATCATCTCGCGCACCCAGGACAAGACCTCGAAGGCCGGCCGCAAGTCGGAATTGGCCCGCGAGGTCGCAAAGAAGGGTGTCGAGTTGCGTATTGACATGGAGGCAATCTGCCTCAGCAACCAGGCATCGCTTGCGGGCACCGGCAACGGCGCGACCAACCGCAAGACCGGCGGCTTTCGTGCGTGGCTTGCCACCAATGACAGCATGGATGCGGGCGGTTCGTCCGGCGGCTTCAATTCCTCGACGGGCGTTGTGGACGCTGCGGTCAACGGCACGCAACGCGCCTTCACCAAGGCGATCCTCGATGCGGTGATCCTATCGGCTTACAATGCCGGTGGCTCGCCCAAGACGCTGATGCTGTCGCCTTATGCAAAGACGGTGTTCTCGACCTTCATGTCCGACACGAACGTTGCCTTGCAGCGTTTCGCGGCCGGCGGCAAGGGCCAGACCACTATCGTTGCGGCGGCCGACATGTATCTGTCCAACTTCGGCACGATCTCGGTCGTTCCGAACCGTCAGATGGCTCGCGCGGGTGCGACTGTTGCCCGTAATGCGTTCCTGATCGATCCGAAGATGGTGTCGCTCGGCGTGTTCGATGACATCAAGCTCGAAAAGCCCGCAAAGACCGGCGATGCCGAGAAGCGCGTGCTTGTGACGGAATACACCCTCCTCGTGAACAACGAGGCGGCTCATGGCGTGGCGGCTGACCTTTACGGCCTGACGGCCTCGACCTAACGGCAGAAAAGGAGACCACCACAATGCCTGTTACTCACGTTCCTGTTCTGATCGCGGATGCCTCGACCTATACGGTCAAGGCGGACAATTCCGGCTGCACTCACTGGCTACCGGACCTTACGTCAACTTGTACCATCACGCCGCCCACTCCAAAGGCCGGTCTGTGGTTCGAGTTCGCCTACGCAGGCGCGGCGGCCGATGCCCAGAATTGGGTTATCAACACCGGGTCTGATACCAACTACTTCAAGGGCGGCGTTGTGTTCCTCGATACCGATGCCGCCGATACCGGCGACGAAGTATCGACCGTCTATAGCGACGGCAATTCCAACTCGAAATTCACCGTTGTTACGCCCGGCGCGGGCACGCGGGTTCGGATCGAGTGCTATGACGGAACTACCTGGTATATCAATGGAACGGTTGTTAGCGCAACCGTCCCGACGATGGCTGACCAGTAAGGCCATACCGAGCAAGAAACTGAAGGGCGGTCCTTGTGGCCGCCCTTTTCATTTTCGGAGCAATGCATGTCAAAAGCCAAAAAGGATAACGAGATGGCCGACGAAAAACTATTTCCCGTTGTCCTGAAGCGACACTACGTCCCGATGGGGCGGCATGAAATCATCGGCCACATGCGGCCGAAGGTTGAGGCGAAGAACACGGCGGGCCAGATGATTGTGGTCACGCCCGAGGAGTTCATCCGTGGCGAGGGCTTCCCGCCCCCGAATCCGGGTGTTGGCTTCGATAACAAGATTTGGGCCGGGACACATATTCGCCTGCCGATTGACGAGGCCAAGGGCCTTGTCGCGAAAAAGATCGCCGACCGCGCCGATGACATCGCTGCCTGACCCATCCCGTATCCCGGACGATCAGTGGGAATTTGAATCGCTTTCCAGCGACGGGTTGCGGCGTCATTACGTCTATTGGGTCGATAAGGCTAATGGCGTCGGTTTCCGCAAGACCGAGAACCTGACCGAAGACACCTTGCTTGCGGCAAACAAGCAGATGTTTGACGACTCGCACGGCGAGCGGTTCGGGGATGACAGGTTGATCGCCCGCATCCCGCTCAACGTGTTTTATCGCGATTTTGCCAAGCGCCTCAAGGAAGGCGATGAGGATTTTACAAAGTGGTGGCTGAACGCCGATAGCAATCGACCGTTCCGCACGTTCCGGGGCAAGGTATGAGCATCACGACCTATGCGCAGTTGCAGACTGCCATAGCCGACCACATGGCCCGATCGGACCTGACCAGCTACTTGCCCGACCTGATTATGCTTGCCGAGAACACGCTTAATTTCGGCATGAAGTCTGCGGAATACGATCTTGAGCCGCTTCGCGTTCGGGACATGGAAACGGTTAGTTCTTTGACGCCGACTGACGGCGCCGTAACGCTGCCTAGCACGTTCCTTGAGCCTAGGCGGGTTGTCGAGGAAGCCGGCATCCGCCGGCCGCTCGAATATATCACGCCCGAGACGGCGGATTATTTCTATCCGACCCGTTCCAGCGGGGAGGCTAACCACTACACGATTATCGGGTCTAGCCTCTACATGTTCCCGCTCACGGCGAACGATATCGAGGTTCACCATTATCGGACGATCCCCCCGCTGGCGTCGAATGACCCTAACTGGCTTCTTACCAAGAATGCGAATGTCTATCTCCGGGCATCATTGATGCAGGCGGCTATATTCGTAAAGGACGACGCCGAGGCAATGAAGCAGGGGATATTGCTCAAGGCTTTGGTCGCCGGCATGAACTCGTCCGACGCACGGGCTAATACCGTTGACGGCGGCGTTTATCTGCACTGGATCACACCGTGACGCTGCCGTTCGGAGAGTACCGCCCGGATGTATCGGACTATAAGGGCGAGCATACCCGCAACCTGTTGAACGTGCTGCCGCGCGGCGACGGTTACGGTCCTTTCGGGGATTTTGCCGCTTACGGGGATGCGCTGCCGGGACGCTGCCGGGGTTTTATCAAGGCACTGAAGTCTGACGGCTCGATTGCGATCTTTGCGGCGACCGCTACCGATATTTACCTGTTTAACAACACCGATCTTGATTGGGATGTTGTCTCGCAGGGCGGCGGGCCTTACACGTCCGTTCCGTCTACCGATCAATGGCAGTTTCGCCAGTTCGGCGATTACGTTATTGCGGTGCAAGTCAACGAGGTTCCGCAATATTACGATCTAGCTACGCCTACGGCCTTTGCGGATTTGCCCGGTTCGCCTCCGCAATGCCGCTATGCCGATATTGTCGGGCGGTTTCTGGTGCTGTCCGGGTTGCTGACCTATCCGCAGCGCATTCAATGGTCGGGCCTGGGTGACGTTACCGAATGGACATCCGGCGTTAATTCGTCGGATTATCAGGACTTCCCCGATGGGGGTGTTGTTCGCGGCGTTGCCGGCGGCGAAACCGGCGTGATCCTGCAAGACTTGTCTATTCGCCGGATGGTGTACGCGCCCGGCTCGCCGCTGATCTTTCAGATCGAGCGCGTTGCGGAAGACGTTGGATTGTTAGCGCCGTATTCATTGGTCCGCTCGGCCGATAAAATCTTTTTCCTTTCGTCTAAGGGCTTCATGGGGCTGACGCCTTCGGGCTACCCGGAGCCGATAGGGAAGGAAAGGGTTGACCGAACGGTTATGACCGACATCGATCAATCCAATATGCAGTTGGTTTTAGGCGCGTCCGATCCGAAGTCGAGCCGGGTGTTTTGGGCCTACAAGTCGGTTTCGGGTGATGCTGAGTTGTTCGACAAGATACTCTGCTACGATTATGCATTGAACAGGTTTGCGCCCATTGAAATGCAGGGCGAGTTTATTTCTACACTCTCGCAGCCCGGCATCACGCTTGAAGGGCTGGACACGATTTCGGGTAGCCTCGATGCGCTACCGCAATCTTTGGACGCCTATGCCGGTTCGTCCTTACCAGAAATTGCCGCATTCGACGGGACGCACACGCTGGGCTTTTACAACGGCGACGCGCTGGAAGCTACGCTTGAAACGCCGGAACACCGCGCCGAAGGAAAGCGGATGTTTATTCGCGGCTTTAGCCCGATCACGGATGCGGAAACCGCCTACGGCTCCGCTTCGACGCGGGAGAATTTGCAGGACAGTGTTGCCTATACCGGCGAAAGCCTGATTAACGATCAGGGGTTTTGCCCGTTGCGCGCGTCAACGAGATTGTCTCGCGGCAAGCTTCGCGTCCCGGCCGCTGAAATATGGACATTTGCGTCTGGTGTTGAGCCGGATGCCGTACCTGAGGGCACGCGGTGACGGCAACCGTCCTACAGCGCGAGGAAAAGGAATTATCCAAAATCGTCGGCGCGGTTCAGGAATTGACCAAGGGGCGATCTAACGCGACGGGGACGGTTACGCTTACCGCAAATGCGGCGTCAACCGCCGTAACGGCGATGAATTGTGGCTCGGCGTCGTATCCGTTTCTAATTCCCCTTACGGCTAACGCGGCGGCGGCTTTAGCCACGACTTACGTTAGTGCAATTAATAACGGGTCTTTCACCATAACGCACGCCAACAACTCGCAAGTCGATAAAACTTTTGGGTTTGTGTGTCTGGGGTAGATGATGGCTGGGCTTCTTGACAAGATAGGGCAAACATGGCCCGTCAGAATGGCACAATCCGCGCTTGAAGCCGTGCAGTTACCGGGGCAAGTTGCTGGCGGCATTCTAGGCGTCCAGCCGTCAAAGCCCGGCATGTGGTCGGATGAGGACGAGGCGCGGCAGCAGGCCACGCAAGGCACGATGATGAATCGGGCCGCCGATTTGGCGGGCTTGCTGACTTTTGGCTCTGGCGTAGCCCCCGCCGGAGCAAATGAACTTCGCGCAGGCATTAGACCATACCAAAACGTCCCTGATGCATTGATGGGGTACGGGAAGAACGACGCTTATAAAGGCAAGTCGTTTGATAGTGGAAATTACCCGCACACACAGCAGGTTGAGGTTGTTTTCCCCGGCATGTTCGGCGGCAAGCCGGAAGTAATGCGTGATGCAATTAGGGGCATGAACCCTGATCATGCGATAGAGCGGGCCTACCGCAACTGGCGGGACGCTTGGCATATTATGGGCGTAGATTGAGACTTCTCTGTTGCCCGCCCGAAATGGCGGGCGATCTTTGGCCCTCCGTCCGACCTATGGTTTGCGCGGCACTCGATAGGACTGACTTGGGGTTAGCGTCCGATCTCGACACGGATGTAATGTCGGGGCGGGCGCTGCTCTGGATCATTCACAGCGACGCGCGCGGGATTGAATGCGCAGTCGTCACGAGACTGGAAATCACGCAGAACAGCAAGATTTGCTTCATCCCCGCAATTGGTGGCGAAGGCTCGAAACGTTGGCTGCATCTTATCGATGGCATCGAGAAATACGCCGCAGCGGAAGGCTGCGACGCGATCCGCTGGATAGGGCGGAAGGGATGGAAGCGCAAACTTCCTGACTACAGGGAGATTGGCGTCGTCATGGAAAGAAAAATCTATGGGCAGTAGCATGGGAACAAGTTCTGCGACGCAGAACACGCAGACCCAGACAAAAACGAATCCGTGGGAGCCGACCCAGGGCGGCCTTCAGAAAATCGTTAAGGGCATCGGCGGCGAAATCCCGAACTACAAGACAACCGCTGCCGAAGCTGGCGCGCTCAATACGATTTCCGCCAATGCGCAGGCCGGCAATCCCTATGTGTCGCAGATTCAAAGCCTGGCTAGCGATTTGTTTGGCGGCGGCATTGACAGAACGGGTATGGCGTCGGACGCCTATGCGAATTATCAGAAGCAGGCGCAGCCGTACTTGGACCCAAGCTATCTGGACCCATCGAGCAACCCGGCATTCAAGAATTATCTTTCCACGATTTCCGACGACATTCAAAACCGCGTCAATGGCATGTTTGCGGGCGCGGGCCGTGATCTGTCCGGCATGAATACGCAAACGCTGGCTCGCGGGATTACCGAGGGTACGGCGCCGGTCTTTGCCGATCAGTACAATAAGAATGTCGCCACGCAACGCGGGCTGATGGACAATATGTATAGCGCGGGCGGGCAAACGGCGGGTCTGCTGTCTAACCTCGACCAGACCGCGCTAGGCAATCGTGCGCAGGGCGTTGGCGCGGCGGCTGAGGCATTGGGCGCACAGAACTACGGCGCCAAGTCCATCCTTGAAGCAGAAGCCATGCGGCGCGGGTTGCCGCTTGGAAATCTGCAAAACCTGTCCTCGCTGTTGCTGCCGATTGCGGGCGCTGGCTCGCAGACCAGTGGCACGGCTACAAGCACGGGCACGCAAACCATGTCTCCGCTGCAACAGATCGCGGGATGGACGAGCATTGCCGGCGGCATTCCGAAGGCCATGACCGGCGTGCAATCGCTTGGCGCAATCTTCTCGGATCGGCGGTTGAAGGAAGACATCCGGCCTGTCGGCAAGCTCGACAACGGACTGACCGTCTATTCCTACCGCTATGCTTGGGGCGGGCCGGTTCATATCGGGTTGATGGCCGACGAGGTTCAGGCGGTAGTGCCCGACGCCGTTGGCGAGGTCTCTGGGTATAAAACGGTTGACTACGGCATCGCAACGGAGGCCGCGTAAATGGCGGGGCTTCTAGACTTCCTGATGCAGCCTGCCGGCCGAAACATTTTCGGCGGATTTTTCCCGGAGCAGAATGTTGGCGACATCCGCCCCAGGGCCGACACGCCGCTATTCGACATCACAGCGAGCAAAGGGTCTGAAGGCTGGAATATCAACCTTGGCAAGCCCGGCGCGCTAACCGGAGACACGTTTGCCGAACGCTTTGGCGCAATGCAGCCCCCGCAGCAGCAGGCGCCCGCTCCGCTAATGCAGCCGCCACAGCAGGCTCAGGCCGCATTCGATATGCCGACCGGCTCCTACGCATTCGGCGGTCAGATGGTTCCGACATACGGGCAGGCGCAGCCGCCGGTTGATGAGGCGACCGCACAGCGCCGCTCTGGCGGTGCTGGCGGCGTGACCGGCATACAGATCAATCCGCAGGGCAATCCGGCCGCACCCGCAGCCGTTGCGCCCGGTACTACGTCCACGGGTCAGGACCGATGGATGGAATTTCTGGATCGGTTCTCGCCAGATTATGTTTCGCGCTATCGGCAGACACAGCAGCAGCAAAAGGCCGCACAGAACCTTTCGACGTTTTTCCAGGGTCAAGGTATGAACCCGCAACAGGCCAATGCGATGGCCGCCGTCGCGGCTCAAAACCCAAAGATCATGGAGGAGTTTTTCAAACAGCCTGCGACTGTCGAAGGCGCCATTGCGCGCGACATGGCGTTCGGCACTGGCGGTGGCGGTCAGGGTGGGCAATCCCGCGCTCTCGACTGGATGCAGAGAAAGAATGCCGCTGAAAAGGCCGGCACCGTGGAGGGCGAATCCCGCGCGAATGCGAAGATCGATTTGCCCGGCGCCGTTGCGACCGCCAAGGAACAATTGCGCCTGATCGATGAGTTAAGCGCCCATCCCGGCCGCAAGCAAATCGGCTGGCATGATCCGTTCGGTAAGGCTCCGCTCATTCCGTCCACCAAGGGCTATGACGCCAACAACCTTTTGGAGCAGATCAAGTCTGGTGCGTTCATGACGGCATTCCAGACGCTCAAGGGTGGCGGGCAGATTACCCAGATAGAGGGCGAGAAGGCCACCGCTGCAATCACCCGCATGGATCGCGCCACGTCGAGGGCCGAATTTGACAAGGCGCTTGAAGACTACAAGGGCATTCTCAGGCTTGGCATTGATCGCGCCTCGCAAAAGGCGGGGCAGGCCGCTCCGTACAACTTCCAAGGCAATCAGGGCTGGGGGCAACTCCCCGGTGGGGCGCGCTTTAAGAAGGTGTCTGACTAATGCCGGTCTATGAGGTCCAGACTGACTCTGGCACCTATCAGATCGAGGCGGCGAACGAACAGGCGCTTGCAAGCGCGGTTGGCGAATTGCCGAAAGCGTCGGAGACATCTTTCTCTGGTATCGCCAAGTCCGCTGGCGCCGGGCTTGTCGAAGGCCTTGCCGGGCTTGCCGGCTTGCCGGCCGACGCGCTTGATCTTGTGGCGCGCGGTTCGGATGCGCTGCTCGGTACGAAGGCTGGTGATGAATCGGGTCCGATTGCGCAACGGTTCGGCTCGCAAGCCATGCAGAAGCGCGTCGAAGGTGCGACCGGCCCGCTCTATAAGTCGCAGGGCGGCGTTGAGGAGTTGGCGCGCACGGCAGGCTCATTCCTGCCCGGCTTGGTAGGTGGCGCCGCAAGTCTCCCGGTGAAACTCGGGACGCGCGTTGGGCTTCCTGCGGTTGCCGCCGAGGGGGCGAAGGCGCTGACAGAAGGCACGTCACTTGAACCTTACGCGCCCATTGCCGGCGCGCTTGGCGGCCTTGCCGGCGGCATGGGGATTGAGCGGGCATTGACGCGCGGAACTGGCGTCGCCGCACGCCCAACCAGAGCGCAAATCGACAATGAAACGAACGCTCTTTATAATCGTCCAGAGCTTGGTCAAGTCCGCATTCACGGTAACGAAGCGACCAGGTTTGTAGATCAAACCCAAGTCGGCATTGATCGCGGCTCGATTGCCGGTATGCGTGGTCCCGTTCCCGCCCATGATGCGGATCGGACATTTCGCGTACTGGACCGGCTGCGCAATCCCGGTGTGGGCGCCGGGCCGCACGAGGTCAGGATTGCGGACATAGACAGCGTTCGCAAAATCCTTGGCGAATACGCTGGCGAGGTTGGGCCAAATTTCAGACCGACCCCGAACGCTAGAGCTGCAATGTCTGCCCGTGGCGCGATTGATGATTTTCTTGCAAACCTAAACCAGTCGCAACTTTCCGCCGGAAACGCGCAAACCGCGTCGGCCATTCTCCGCGAGGCCCGCGCATCGGCTCAGGCCGGGTTCAAGATAGCCAAGGTTGAGCGCATACTTGAACAGGCTCGCAATACGGCAGCAGCTACGCATTCGGGCGGCAACCTCGAAAACGAGATTTACAAGAAGGTCCGCACCTATCTGAACAACCCGGAAAAGCATCTCCGGGGCTGGACCAGAGACGAAATTACCGCGCTGCGGCGTGTGCTGCCGAGCCTTGCAGAATCGGTTCTGCGGCGCGGCGGCAAACTGCTTGGTGGCGGCGGCGGCTTGGGTCAACTCGCGTCGGGTTCTGCTGGCGGGGCCATGTTCGGCTTCCCCGGCATGGTCGCGCTTCCTGCGGCCGGCATGGGGATGAACCGAGCCGGTAGCGCGCTCGCCGCTCGCCGGATGAATAATCTTATGGACACGCTGGCTTCCGGTGCGCCGTCATATGCTCCGCACCGCGCGGCCTATCAGGCGTCGTTACAAGGCCCAGGCATTCTCGGGCGGCTTCCGTCACCCGCGCAAGGATCGCTCTACGCCGCGCTGATGGCCCAACGACCGCAGCCAGTTCAATAACACGGTAGCGGACCACGCCGCGCCGAATCCTATCGCACCAGCGAGAACCTTATTCGGCGTCCATTGCCAGTGAATGTTGCTGGCGATGACCGCGAACACTACCGAGCCCTGAAAGAGAAACCATCGCATGTCGGTCGATCAAATCATATCGGTTGAAAGCGGCGGCAATCCGTATGCCAAAAATCCGCTTTCAAGCGCGACCGGCGCGGGGCAATTCATCGATAGCACTTGGCTGTCCATGATGGCCAAATATAGACCCGATCTGGTCGAAAATCTAGGACGGGATCAGGTTCTGGCATTGCGGAGCAACCCCGATTTATCGCGGGAAATGACGGCCAATTACGCCCGCGAGAACGGCGAAAGACTGCGAGCGGCCGGACTGCCGGTAACGAGCGGGACCACGTACCTGGCCCACTTCGCGGGGCCTGAAGGCGCCATTCGTCTACTGCAAAACCCCACCGGGTCTGCTCGCGACATCATGGGGCCGAAGGCGTGGGCGGCCAATCCGTTCCTTGAAAAGCAGGGCATTCGAACCGGCGCAGACTTGGCGGCTTGGGCGGATCGCAAGATGAGCGGCCAACCGCCGCAAGTTCAACAGCCTGCACAGGGCATCCTACCCCAACAGCAACAAGGCGCTTTGGCTCCGGTTGGTGCGCAGGCTTCCGCATCCGGTTTGCTGGCGCCGCAGCCCGCCGCGCAAGGACAGCCGGCGCAACCCGAGCAAGACAACCTATCGGCGTTCCTGACGCCACCGAAGCCGCTTCAACATCTTCAAATCCCGATGGCCCGCCCCAAAAAGGCGGGCTTCGCATTTAGAGGCTAACGACATTGGCCACAAAAGGCGTCCCCCTCTGGTCAACCACGGCGTCGAACAATTCGACCGCCGATCCCGCCGTGAATTGGGCGGAAGGCCAAGCCCCGTCTACTGTGAACAATTCCGCTCGCGGTATGATGGCGTCCATCGCCGACTGGCGAAATGATCTTTACGGCATCACGACCGGCGGCACGTCTACTGCTTACACCGTAGCGACCGGATCGACGTTCGCGACCGCCGCCGCAATGAGCGGCGCGGTGTTTTGCATCATTCCAAATGCGACGAGCGGCGCGGCGCCGACCCTCGCCGTTGACGGTCTCACCGCGCGGGCAATCAATATTTCTACCGGCGTCGCAGTCCCGACCGGGGCGTTGGTGTCCGGCACGCCGTATCTTATAAAATACGTCCACGCATCGACTGAGTTCATCGTTCTTGGCACGCTCGGCAAGCATCTTTTAGCGTCGCTTGACATCATCGGCGGGACATCAGAAACCGCTATTGCGACCAACGACACGCTGCCGATCTACGATCTAAGCGCGACCGCAAATCGCCGGATGCTGCTTTCGGACATCCTCAAGGTTATCAACGCCCTGACCGAGGACACATCTCCGGATTCATCCGCTGATTATGTCATGTCTTATGACGGGTCCGCGTCGGCCGTTAAAAAGGTTAAATTCGGCAGCATCCCGCCGACATTGCCGCGCGGTTATATCGACGGATGCATTCTGTCGAATAACTCCGGCGACGCAACAAACGACATCGACATAGCGGCGGGCGTTTGCCGCGATTCGACCGACACAGTCAACATTACGATTGCTGCATCCACGAAGCAGCTTGATGCGAACTGGGCCGCCGGTACGACCGGCGGAATGCGAAATTCCGCCGCCGGTATTGCTAATACAACGTATCACATTTATGCCGTCTCGAAAGCGGACGGAACGTCTGGAATTTATGCGCACACTAGTCTGACGGTCGCGACCGTTATCACCGCGCTTCAAGCGGAAACCGGCGGTGCGGACTATCTCTACGCGCGCCGCATCGGGTCCATCATACGCTCTGGGGCTACAATTCTTGGCTTCGTTCAATTTGGCGACAAGTTCCTTTTCAAGTCGCCCGTGCTCTCCGTCAATGGCGTATCGCAAACGACAACCGCCGCATTGCGAGCATTGGAAGTCCCGGTTGGACTTAAAGTAAAAGCGGATATCAATGCATACGGCGTTGCGGCGAGCGCGTCGGCAGCCAGATTTTACGTATCTTGCCCTGACGTTACGGATGAGGCGGCGAGCGCGTCGGCCGCGCCGCTTGCAAGTGCCCAGATCAGCGCAACTAGCGTGAGTGGTGTCGGTATCGGCATTCGGACAGAGGAATACGTCAATACGAGCGCGCAACTGCGCTTCGTATCAACGGCTACGATTACGCTCTCCGTCGCCACCTTGGGATGGACTGACCCGCGCGGAAAGGACGCCTAACATGGCATTCGGGCGGCTCGGGTTGGTTGGGTGTGGTTTTAGCCGCATGGGCGGCGGCGGCCCGTTTACCAATTCTGCCATCACGCTGTCGTCAACGAGCATCGCAGAAGATGCCAGTGTCAATTCGGTTGTCGGTATCCTGTCCGTCAGCAACGGCTCCGGCACCTACACATTCACGATCACGGCCGATCCCGACAGCAAATTTGCCATCGCGAATGACGATGAGCTGCAAATAGACGCGACTCTCGACTACGAAACCGCGTCCTCACATTCGGTAACCATCGAGGCCGACAACGGCGTTGATGATCCTATCACCCGGCAATTCACCATCACTGTGACTGACGTGGCTGATGGTGAAGCCCCCACCATGCAATTCGATGCGGCTTCAAACTCACAGCTCCTTGCTGTGCTGGCCGATTGGTAGCAACCGCCTAGGAGGACTTCTATGGCAAACGCGGTAATCACCGTCCTCGAAGCGGACGGATCTACTCAAACTGATGTCACTGTTCTTGACGTGGGCCGGCAGGCTGCGGCGGCATCTAAATCGGTAGCGGCTTCTACCGAGGACAAGGCGGTGCTGGATGCCATTGCGGCGTCACTGGCGCTGCTGGATAATTCCATCGCCACCGGCAATGAATTGCAAGTGGATGTGGTCGGCGCGCTTCCGGCCGGCACCAACGCCATCGGCAAGCTTGCGGCGAATAGCGGCGTTGATATTGGCGACGTGGACGTTACGTCGATTGCGGCGGGGACTAACTACATCGGCAAGTTCCGAGTTACTGACGGCACCAACGATATTTCGCTGGTTGACGCTGCCGTGGCCTCCAATGCCTTTGCTATTCCGGTTGCAATACACCCGGACAGCGTGAATGCCAATGGGCAGACGACGATGGCGAACTCCGCGCCCGTCACCATAGCGAGCAACCAGTCGGCGCTTTCCGTTACGCCCACGGCTGGCGAGCTTCATGTGGGAGAGGTCGGCGGGAAAAGCGCGCTGAAGGTCGTCACCATGTCAACCGACACGAGTCAGTATGCCTCTGGCGATCTGATTGCCGATACTCAGCAGATCGACGGCTTTTTCCGCAAGACTGACGGCACGGGCGTCATTAACACCATCACCATTACCGAAAAGGACGCCCAAGGCGCAGCCTATTATATTCTGATCCATCGCACATCTACCTCGATGGGGAGTGAGAATAGCGGGCCTAATATCACTGACGCCAACTTTGTAGCTGGCATCCAGCACATCATCCCGGTCGCGACATCGGACTTTATCGCCGTGGCGAGTAGCGGCACCGGCAGCGGAACTAAAGTTGCCACGTTGCGGTCGCTCGGCCTGCCTGTGATGGCGGTTTCCGGGACCGACGATTTGTATATTTCGATCCTCAACAGCACGGGAACGCCCACATATGCGAGCGGCGAAATTCAACTCGCCATCGGCGTGTTGTTGGATTGATCCATGCCCATCCTCACAGTCGGACCGGGGCGGGCGCTGATTTATAGGCCGCCTGTGGCAGCGGCTCCGTCCTATACCGGCCCCGGAGACATCAAATCTGGCGCATTGGGGTGGTGGGGGTTGCGAGCGTATAACGCTGCCTATGCGACTGGTTCTAATTATTCCTGTCGCGTAAAGCGCGCTAGTGACAATGCAACTCAAGATATTCTTATCCTTTCAAACGGCAGCCTTGATACTGCATCCCTGACTTCATTCCTCACGTCAACGACCGGAGTCGTATCAATATTATACGACCAGACCGGGAACGGTCACAACATGGATGCGTTAGGCGGCACAAGCCTTCCCCCAGTGGCGCTGAGTGCGCTCGGCTCACATCCTGTTATGCGTTTTACGGCGGCATCATTACATGCCTTGGACGCCACGCTGTCTGGTTCGGTGGCGCAACCCTGGACAGTGGATACGGTTGCAAAAAGAACGGGCGATTACACAACAGAACAACATTTCTTTGGGGCAAGTGGTTGTGCTGTTGGTTATAAGAACACCGCCGATTCTGTATTCATGTATGCGGGTTCTGCGGTGAGTGCCACCGCCACAGACAATGTGTGGCATTCTCTTACTTTTGTTGGGAACGGCGCATCTGGCAAATTCTTTGTAGACGGATCATCGTCAACTGTTAACGGCGGCGTCAATGGTTTCGATGCCAACGTTGGCCTCGGTCTGGCGGTCTCGGTTGGTCTCGCGTTTACCGGCGATATGGTTGAACTTGGCGTTTGGGACACGGCGATTGGCGGCAGCGAGGGGGCCGATCTGTCCTCGAACAAAGCGGCGTATTGGGGTTATTAAGTGTCCACACAGGGGTCTGGAAATTACGTATTGAACAGCGCGAGCTTCGGCGGGCGCGTTTTGAATAGTCGTACTACTGCTCAAAACATGACGCTGGTAGGGTCGTATTTTAACAGGCTTATGTGCGTCGATGCATCTGGCCCGTTGCGTGCGAGGGCTGATCTTAACATCACCGGCATCCGATTTGAAAATGGCGATGCGCAAGGAAGTTATATTGCCTCGCGCACCGGCTCTACCTCGATGGCGCTATACAAGGACGGCTCATCGCTAGGCACCGACTCAACCGAGGCGGCCTTTTTGCCCGTAGAAACATTTTCGATCTTCGCGGAGCATCGCGGCAGCGGGTCGTTTGTGGACATATCCACTGATCAGGTCGCCAGCGCATTCGTCGGCGGCGGGATGGATTCAACAATGGCTTCAGCCTATCACACCGCCGAGGCGGCCTATATGACCGCTGTCGGGGCAATCTAGTTGTGGGGTGGATTTCAAATGGTGGGCACGGTCCTTTACGTGGTCGGATTAATCTAGGGACAGCGTTCACAAACTCCTATTACGGAAATGCCTACGTCGCCATCAACATCTGGAAACATGGCGGCCTTATTCTGGTCAAGACAGACAACGCCGGGGACTTGCTGTCCACTACCGCTGTCGGCGTTAGTGGCTCCCCTTGGGGCACATATCTTAACACCGCAGACGGGGAACTGATAGCCGGGATGCCGGCTAACTTTGTGTGGATGGTTCGTCCGGTTGCGGCTGGCAATACGCACTTCGCGGGCGAAACATGGGTGATTAAATTCACAGGCACCTGTGACACCCTATCCGAGGAATACGGCACGACACTGAGCCGCACCGGCAACCGGGCGACGTTTACGTGGCCCGAGATAGGCTGGCTGCAATTCAAATTCAGCAATGTTGACCGAAACGACCCGCCGCAAAACATAGCCATCGTTCCGCTAAGTTTGGAAAGCGCCCATGATGCGGGTGAATTGTTCAGGCCCGACTATCTCGACACGATAAAGAGGGGCGGGGGACGGGTTCGCTTTATCGACTCCGCGACCAACAATTTTAATACAGTCGAGTATTCGGACATTCCGGGCACCAATCATTATAATTGGGGCGACGGAGACGGCGCCATCCTTGTTCCAAATGGCCCCAAGACGGGTGTTCCGCTGGCGGTTTCGGTGGCCATCGCGAACCAGACCAAATCGCACCTCTGGCTTTGCGTCCCGCAACTTCTAGGCATCAAAAAGTCAGGAAGGCCGACTGCGTTGAGTAACGCCAACCCGGCGGTGTTCACCGATGCGGGGCACACTTATGTTGACGGCGATGTGATCCTGATCCGCGACAATGCTCGCGAATACGACAGGACCGCAACGGCGACATTCAACACCACGAATGACACCGTTACACTCTCTGGCGGGTGGATACCGCCGATAGGTCATAGCGTTTTGTTTTCGGGCGGAACACCTCCATCAGAGATCGTGAACAATAACGACACCCCGCATTTTATTATTTCGGACGGCTATAATGCCGGAACGAGCACTTTCAAGATTTCAAAACGGCGCGGCGGCACCGCGATTAATTTAACCGGGTCGCCATCTGGGACCACTACATGCCGTCACCGTATTGACTATCAAAAGGTCACTGTATCCAACGTAGTCGCGGGCGTTAGTTATGCCGTGGACGGTTTCGATGGGACGGGGCACGCTACTGCGTCAAACCCTAGTTTTTATACATTCCGCGCGCCGGTTCTAGCAGACTTGTCGGATGATTATGAGGCGTATGCCCAATATATTTTCGATAACCTTGACCCAAACTTATATGTTGTCGTTGAGTGGGGAAATGAGCAATGGAACCCAGGATTTGCGCAGTATTTCTTTGCGCACATGATGGCGATGGACCTGTTTGATTACGGCGGGTCCATGTACGGGCAAGGCTATTACGGCGCCCACCTGATGAAGGCGTTTAGCGACGTTTACGGGGCATCGAACAGAAGCCGCTGGATTGGGGTTATGGGCACCCAAACAGCAAACTCCGCGCTCACTGTCGCGGCGATGGATGGTGTGCAAAAATACATAGACGACAACGCCCCAAGCCTTGAAATAAGCGATCTTGTCGATGAGATCGCGGTGACGGGTTATTTCGGGGACGAGATTGCAATCGGTGCGAACCTGACAACCCTGAAGGGTTGGATTGCAACAAGCATCAGCCGACATGGCACGGGGCTTGAGTCAAACCAGTATGCTTATTTCGACCGCATGTGGAACGAAGAATGTTATGATGGGCGACATCTGTCGTCATTGATACCGATCACCACTTTGCCCTCGTGGTGGGGGCCACACAAGACGTTGGCCGACGCCGCCGGGGTTGCGCTGACGCAGTACGAGGGGCAAAGCCACGCTGTGCTGTTGGGGATTTGGGGAAGCCTAAGCACCGAGGAAAAGGCGCAGTTTTTGGAATTTTGGGAATACGCCAATTTTTCGGAAGCCGCCGGGGCAAATCTTTTAGCGATGTATGATTCGTTTGAAGACTACGGGACATTTCCCGCGCAATCGGGGGATTTTTACAAGCCGCAGCAATTCGGCGCGTGGGGTCCGAAGCGCAACCAGTACGACAGCGACAATGCAAAATGGCGGGCTGTGAAACTGTATAACGGCCGCTATTGAGGCTTTATCCGGTTCGCGAATGCGTACAGCGGAAACGTCGCGGCGGTCTCATCGCTAAGAAGGAACACGCCGTCATTGTCAACTTTGATGACAATCTTGCGGTCCTCACCGAAGGCGTAATTGCCGGCCGGAAGTTTTTGGTGAAGTTGCCAAGCGGAAATCTGCATCAGTAGCGCCCCTTCGGTTGAACATCCACATTACTGCACGCAACCGCTACGGGCGCAAGCGTCATTATCGCCGCAAACACAGGTTTAACGATGAAAAAACTGCTTTTAGGGGGCCTTTTGGCCCTCTTTTTTGTTGGCCCGGCGCAAGCTTACGAAGCCCGCATGTACGGCATGACCGGGCTGCTGGGCCGGGTCTTTAATTTCTCCGCCGGCGTCGATGTTGCGATGGCCGAGGTCGTCAAGAAATACCCGACAGTCAAGGCCTACCCGCGAAGGCATATCGACAAGTGGGCCGTTTTGGAAACCGCAACGGCTAACTACAGGATCGACAGGCTGCCGATCATTCTATCGGGGCATTCGATGGGCGCCGATGCAACGGTCTGGATCGCGCACCAATTGAAACAGCGCGGCATTCCGGTTGCCGCAATTTTTTCATACGACCCGACGCCGTTTGTCGCCTGTGTGCCGGATAACGTCCAAGTCATCTTGAGTTGGCGGGGGACGATCCGAGGTCAGTTAGGCCGTGGCGTTGTCCAGTGGTGCGAAAAGCCATCCGATCCGACTCGCATGGCCCGCTACGATCTCCGCGACATCCACACCAACATTGACGACCGCAAGGATGTTCACACGCTGACGGTAAAGCACGTTGGCGAAGTCATCCACATGACTCGCGAAATGAGGGGAAAGAAATGACGAAGGCTTGGGAATGGATTGTCGCTGCGAAGGATATGTATCTCGAAGTCATTGACTGGATGGGTTCGGGCGGCGTCGGCGTTCTGTGGCCCGCGTCTCTAGTTGCAGTTTGGTGGCTCCTGTAAATGGCCTTCACCGAGGCGATTATTCGCGAAGTTGCGAAGGTTGCTCGGGCTAACAAGATTGAGCCGGCCGCCCTGTTGGCTGTTGTCGAAATCGAAAGCGCCGGCCAACCGTTTGAAAGGGACGGGGTAACGCCCCGCTTCCTGTATGAGCGGCACGTCATGTACCGCGAACTAAAGAACCGCCGTGGCGTAGCGCGGGCTGCGGCGGCTATTAGGGCCGGGCTAGCGCTCCCAAAATGGGAACGCTCTACGCAATACAAAGACCAAAGAGACAGCGCGCAACGCTTGGCCCTTATGGCGAAGGCAAAGGCGTTCGATGAGGAATGCGCTTGCAGGTCCGCAAGTTGGGGCCTCGGTCAAACGATGGGCTTCCACGCCGAATCTCAGGGATTCGCCAACGCTATTGAGTTTGTAAGGTGGATGACCGAGGGCGGCGTCGCCGCCCAAATCGAGGCGATGGTAAAGGAGATTAAAAAGTCCGGCCTAGTTGACGAAATAAACCGCCACGATTGGGCTGGGTTCGCGTTTCGATACAACGGGGCGGGCTACAAGCAAAACCAATACGACACCCGGATGGCGGCGGCTTATGCCGTGTGGAAGGCCAAGCTTCCAAAAGTCAAACTTGACGCACCGGCGCCGAAACCGGCCCCCGCGCCTAAGCCGGCTCCCATCCCACCTCCGCCCGACATTGAGCCAACTTCAGTTCCGGCCCAGACAGAGAAACCAGGCTGGCTCGGCACCATCTGGCGCAAGATCGGTGCCGGTATCGGCGCAATTACGGGCCTCGGCGGCATTACTTGGCTGACCGACTGGCAGATTGCGGCGGCCTTTTTTGTATTCATCTTGATCCTTGTCGGCATCGCTATCGCGGTTTTCTTCTGGATATTCGACGCGGAGGACGTTCGCGACTGGTTTAGAAAGCAAATGTCATGATGACGATCCTCGCGGCCATCTTCAAGTTTTTCGATCCCATCGCCCGCATCACAGACAAGATCGTTGACCTTCAAATTAAGAAGGCTGACGCAAAAACGGAACAAGAGCGCATCGCGGCTGACGAGCGCACCAAGGCGCTTGAGGCACGACGCGATGTGATGATTGCGGAGGGTCCGGTAGCCGGGTTCCTGAATGCCGGAATGCGGTTTGCTCTTGCCTTCGGCCCGGCCTGCTTCCTTCTCAAGGTGTTCGTCTGGGACAAGGTTCTGAAACTCGGAAGCACCGACGCGCTCGACGTAAACCTGTGGCAGGTCGTTATTGCCGTTATTGGGTTCTATTTTCTCTACGACATTGCCGCGAGATTCAAGCGATGACCGACGACACCCGCGACCGCGTTATCCGGCTCGAAACGCAAGTGGAAAACCTCGACCGCGACATATCGTCGATGAAGCTCAAGGTTGACGACATGCACGAAGTTCTAATGCAGGCCAAGGGCGCCCGCTATGTGATCGCGGCGGCGGCGGCCATAGCCGGTGGCGTCACGGGCTTTCTGGTCAAGTTCATCCCGTTTTCTGCGGGCCTTCCTCGATAAATCAGGAGTTCCTATGCGGCGAACCTTGCTCGGCCTGTTGGTCGGACTTATCGGATATTCCATTCTCGCGGTGCTGCACTTTCCGGCTAAGGCTGAATGGTCGATTGAAGCGATCAACAAGACAATCGAGCAAACGAACTTCATAGTCGATGAGGGGTGTTCCGGGACGCTGATCCAGATCAACCCCGGCCTGATCCTGACGAATTACCATTGCATCGATAGCAAGGTTTCGACGGTCGAGCGCGAAGTCACCCTTCCCGGCGGGACCGTCATCAAAAAGAAGTTTCGCAAATTCGCGGATGTCCCGGTCGCGCAAAAAACTTATGATGGGTTTACTCTTACTGGCTCTGCTAATTATATCGCAGAGATTGTTGCGGACGCAAAGACCTCCGATCTCGCGCTGCTGAAGATCAAGGGGAAAATCCCGCATCATTTCGCGGCCCCGATCATCCCTGACGGGGTTCCTGTCCTTCGAGGCGAGCGTATCTATTCGGTCGGCAACCCGCTAGGGAATGACAGTACCATAGTCGAGGGGATCATATCGAACGCCAATCGCGCGTTTGATTTCCCGTGGACGGATGGCGCGCGGCTCCCGATGCTGCAAATCTCTGGCGGGATCGCCGGTGGCAATTCGGGCGGCGCGCTTTACAATTCATCTGGCCTGTTGGTCGGCGTCCCTGCGGCGGGCTATCGCGGGGCGAACCATCTGGGCTTCGCCATTCCGATGGTCGAGGTCATCAAGCCGTTTCTGCGTGAGAACTGCTTTGCGTCCACGTTCGACAAGAGCGCGGACGATGCCAAGTGCCGCGCCGACAAGGCGGCCAAGGCAAAGAAGGAAGACACTCCCCCGCAATAACGGAACGAGGCCCCGGTTTGGCTGCTCTATGCTCCGATGCTGATTTCGTCCGTCTTTTTGAACAACTCGGCGCCCGCAAGTTATCGCGCCAATTGGGAATAGGTGAGCGCACCGTTTACCAAAGACGCGAAAGGCTGGAAGCTAAAATAGGCCGCCAGCTAGTTGCGCCAGAGGCGGCCAATACCGCCGGAACTCGCATCGGCGCCGAACACGCCGCCCGCCTCCGCTTCGATATTCCAGATGGTCATGTCCTGATCGGGTCCGACGCCCATATATGGCCCGGCCCAATGACGACCGCTATGCGGGCTTTCGTCAAGTTCTCCAAGGAACTACAGCCAAAGATCGCCATCCTGAATGGCGACGTGATGGACCTCCCGCAAATCTCCCGTCACCCGCCAATCGGATGGGAGAATCACCCGACCGTCGCGGATGAAATCGAGGCCGCGCAAGATCAACTCCACAAAATCGAACTCGCCACGCCGAAGTCCTGCAAGCTTGTGTGGACGCTTGGGAACCACGATGCGAGATTCGAGACGCGGCTGGCCACCGTGGCGCCAGAATACGCCCGCATGAATGGCTTTCACCTGAAGGACCATTTCCCGGCGTGGTCAGCTTGCTGGTCAGTTTTCATCAATGACGATTGCGTGGTGAAGCACCGCTTCAAGGGCGGCATGGGCGCAACGCGCGCCAACGCATTGAACGCCGGCAAGAGCATGGTCACCGGCCATCTGCATTCCAGCAAGGTCACCCCGCTGACGGATTACAACGGGACGCGCTATGGCGTCGATACCGGCTGTCTCGCAAACCCGGCCCATCCTGCATTCACGGACTACACAGAGGACGCGCCGAAAGACTGGCGTTCCGGCTTTGCTGTCCTGACCTTCTACAAGGGCAAACTATTGATGCCAGAGTTAGTGCAAGTCTGGGATGACAATAGCGTTCAATTCCGTGGGAAGGTTATCAAGGTATGAAACGCCCCGCGCACGTCCATATCGGCGCCTTCAAATACAAGATAGTGGACCTGCCGGATGGCTCTGACGAATACGGCGAATGCGACGACGCTGCCCATGAGCTTCGGTTGGCTCGATCCTTCGCCTCGGATGCGCAGGAAGCCGAAACGATCCTGCATGAAATCTTCCACGGCATATGGAATCAGGGCGCCCTAGAAGACGGGGACAAAGAGGAGCGGATTGTCTATGTGCTTTCGATAGGACTCGCGCAGGCCATGAAGCAGAACAAGACCCTATTCCGCGCGATCCTAAAGGCCCTCAAATGACCTTCTGGCAAGTGGCGATTGATGCCGCGCCGGTCATTCTATTGGCCCTCGCGATTGTCCTGATTCCTATTGCAGGCGATATGCCGTGAAGGAATTTAAGTTCTACGCCCGCACCGTATATCTTCGCAAAGACCATAGCGGGTTGACGGTTGTCGCCATACATACGCAAGATTCAGAACTCGTTGAAATCTACCTGGGCGAGGCTCAGGCAAAACTAGTTGAACCAGAAATCGTGGAGCCTTGCGCATGAGCGACGACCCGACCCCGGAATATATTGACGTGCTTCACAAGGGGTTCGACGAATACGGGACATTATCGATTAGTTGCGATGGCAAGAACCAACATTTCCGGCTGACCCGCCGCCAGATTATGCAGATCGCGGCTGGCTGTTACGTCGCAATGGCCGACATGGAGCCGGGACCGTGGCGCCGTGCGCATATGGAGGCGGCTTAAGGCTTGGCGCGTGACGTTATTTGCCCATTTGCGGGATCATTCGATGTCGTTGCCTGCTCAATAGCGCGACGCGCAAGCCGCGCGCAGCAGGCGGCGATCTCCCCCGGCAGCAGCGCCATGAAGTCGATGGAGCATTGTGGCGCGATGCCGGCCCCGTTTGGCAGCGCCGCCGCGCAATCCGAAATGATCTGCCGCAGCCGCTCATTCTCAGCCTGCAACTGCGCGATAGTGTCCCCGACCCATTGGGCATCTTCTCGGGCGTTCATCGTTTTGGTTCCTGCTCATTAACAAGCGCGCGTAGTCGATCAATTTCATCGGCCGCATCGAGCATAAGATTTCCTAGATCGACTGCGGATCGCGCAGCGGATCGCAAATCGTTATCGCGATACCCTGCAAGGCATTTGCCTAAATGCTTGCCTGCTACAAGCAACCTCTCACCAATATCCATAGGCGGGTCGATTCTCACGATTCTACCGTTCCGAATGAAGGAGCCGCGCAAAGTCATCGTTTCCGCCTTTTCGGGCCAGTTCACTCTGTAATCTTCGTGGTGGCACATGTTGCTAACGGCCTGTTTGCGTTGTTGTGCCGTCTCTCCGTGCTGTCACCGAGTCCTTTTTTGATCCGCCCCGCAAAGTGGCGTCCCACAAAGCGGGGCGGTCGGGAAGGATACGCGGTCTGAAACCCGAACCATTAACGACACGTTTGCGTTAACTGAAATTCAACGCTGACTTTTCATTTGCGATGCGATGGCATCCGCCAAGATTTGGCGAAGCTCCCAACTCGGCCCCGGTATCGGACAGACGCAGGTGTCCTCTCCGCAGCCGCATTCGTCGTCATCATCTTCCTCGTCCGGCAAATAGAGTTCGTCTTCGTCCATGTCATTACCGCCCGATCAGCGCGGCTGTTTTTCCGAATGAGAGTATTTCTTGTCCCATTCGAGATCGACGGTGACGCGAACGATTTTTGCCTTCGGATTCTTCCTCTTGACAAGTGCATGGGCGCGGACAGCATCATCGCGCGTAGGAAACAGGGCGACGTTGAGCGTGCCGTGCGGCGCCAGCGATAGCCTGTTCGCTCGCTGAAAATAATGCTGCCCAACAAACGGGTGGCACCTTGGCATAGTAAACCCATAGGTGATCGCCCAAGCTGATTTCCTCATTGCGTCTTTCGCCATGTCCGCTCCTGTTATTGTCCACTGATCTGCGATGCCGGTAACGGCGGCAACGGCATCCACAGGGTGAATGCGTCCTTGTGATAATTCGGGCCGTCAAGCGTGGTCCACGGGTATTGACCGGCCATGTTGTTGTCGTATTGCGCCACGATATGTCCCAGCCCCGGCCCCCAAAGCAGAACATCTTCGCCGCTCTTGGCCTCGTCGGTTATTTCTCTCCACATCATCGTAAGCCTCTTATCTGCGCTGCCATTGCGCCATGTGAGACTTGACCATGAAGGCGTCGATACGCCTGCGGTCAGTCTTCCATGTGCAATCTTGCAGCAGGTTTCTAAGCTGCATTTCAGCCCGTTCGATCATCGCTAGCGTCTCTTTCTCGGAATACTGTCCCGTGCGGACGCCTCGGAGGACCGACAGGCTCGGCTCCGCGACGGGGAGGGTGATCCGTCGCTCGGTGAGCATTTCGATGCCCTCAAATCCCAAGCGCAGGGCGTGCATCGCGAATTTGGTATCAAACCCGTACTTGGCGACAAGTTCAGGCCGGTTCACGGTATGCGCCCGCCCGCCGGTCATCTTCATCTTTTGCGCCACAAGATAGCCGAGAAAGCGAGCGCCGGAATCACGGCTGATAAACGCCTCACGCATGGCGATCAGTGAGTCGCCTAGCGGGGTTTTGACGGTGTGTCCGGGTAGCCAAAGAAGTACAACCACAGACGGGTTTCCCTGCTCTGCTAGCCGACAGAACTTGCGCAGGCTATACATCGTCAGGTCGAGGTCGCCGGCCTCGCTGCGAACACCCTCCGGCTTGTCCCGGTAGATGTAATGGTCGAGCGGCGTTAGACCGCAGACCCTTTCCGCCGGTTCGATAAACACGCCCATTTCGTCCCTGTCATCCTGGCCGTCGATGGCTGTCCCGTGAGCGGTGGACCCGACTACGCCCCGCAAAATTTCGTTCTTCATGGCCGTTTCGCGTGCGTCAGTCATCGCGCAAACTCCTAAATTGGGCGACGACCCGCCCCGTTAATCTCCAATCCGCGCGGCTTCGAACGCCGCCAGATCGCGCTCGATAAACCGGCGCTCGATCTCCTGATCCTCGGGCGATTTGTGCGGCCATTGCGCCTCGGCAACGCGAAGCAGGGACGCGAGCCGCTCGGCCTCCGTTGGCACAGTTTCGGCACACAAATGCCCACCATTTCTTGCTTCGTTCACGTTGTTTCCCCATCTTTGCATCTATTAAAATCAACTACTTAGCCTTTGTAGGTTTCTGGCCTGGAAGGCGGCCGGGCTAGAAACTATCACTAAATAGGCCACTCTCCAAGTTCATTTCTGTGCCTTGGCACAGTATTCAAATGTTCGCCGCTCGTTCCTGATGGTCCGGGGAATGGTGCCCATAGACCGCCTCAAACGTCTTGACTGTCATCCCAAGAAAACCGGCCGCGTCCCAGATCGGCACGCCAGCCTGTGCCATCCACGTAGCGCGGGTGTGCCGCAGGGTGTGCCGTGTAACGCCCTCTAAGCCGGCGGCCTCGATTGCCTTGGCCCATGATCGCCACGGGTCGATCACGGCCCGCCCCTCAAAGCCGCAGATGAATTTTGCATCCTTGGCGTCAAGCCGCCGCCAGCGTTTCAGATGCGCCAGAATCCGCCGGCCAAGCTTGACCTTCGGTGCCCTCTTGCGCTCATCCTGCGTGGCGCCGACCGGAATGCGGGACATGACGCCCGACTTGAAATCGATCTGATCCCATTGAAGCGCAAGGATCACACCCGGCCGCGACCCGGTATATAGGCCCAGCAGGATCATGCGCCGAAGGTGCTGGTAGCGGCGCGCGTGGAATAGCAGCCGCGCCGCCTCGCTCTTTGTAAGCCATCGCTCTTTCGGCGGGTTCTCTTTCGGCTGCCAGAATACCGGCACAATGGTCAACGGCCCATATTCCTGGTGCCAGTGCTTCACCGCCGCTCGCAGCGTCTTGACATCGGCACCGGCCGCCGATGGGGTTTTCGTCGCCGCATATTCCCGGCACGACCTCGCGGAAATATCCGCCACGGTCTTTTCTCCCCACCAATCCAGAAGCGAGCCGATCCGATAGCCGATATTGCGCGCGGTTTTCTTGTGCGGCGCTACCTCGGAACCGTAGGCGGTGAGAACATCCGCAATCATTGGCGAGCCTGACGGTTCGGGGCGGTGCTTTGTGCCGATGTATTGCGCGAGGAAGCTTTCAGCCTGGCGACGGTCGCCCTCGCGGCAGCCAGTGCGGACGAAGCGCGATCCGTCTCGGATGATCCAGACCTTGCGCGTCGGATCGAGATAGAGGCGGGGGCCTTTGCTTCTACGAGGCACGATTCAACCCACTCCCTAACGGCGTTTGGCGTGGTGTAGTAGCGCGTTCCTAGTTTGTAAATCTTGAGCTTGCCGGCGATCCCGTTCGCTTTGAGCACGCCTTTGGGCACGCCGAAATCTGCGGCGGCGGTAGCAAGCGCGATTGGATCGTCATCTTTCATGCCATCACAAACGGCGGTTTAACGCCACGCGCGACGGCGGGCGGTAGATTTCACGGTGTCGATCAAAACACCTTGCGGTTTCGGGCCAAGACCATCCTGCCAAAGAGCCAACTCAATCTCGACGTTCGCCATGCGCTCGAATAGCGCCCGCTTCTCAGGCGTCAGTGTCGCCACGAATTTGCCCCGCAATGGGTCATCCGGGGCGAGCCCGCAGAACGTCGCTACTTCGTCGTCGGTCATTTTCAGAACTCCTAATGCGGGTTTTAGCGATCCCTTTCGAGAGCCTTAATGATTAAGTCGCGCTGGTTCGGGTTTAATGCGGTTCGGTGTCGAGATGCACGGGCGGGTGTGCGTTGCCGGTAACACATAGGCGCACCGGCCGACCGAACAGCACGGCTAGGCGTTCGCGCCACGTTCCGCGCCAATATGAAAAGAACAGTAGGTGATTGCCCTCTCGTTCAACGACGACTGGCAAACCCTCACAGGGGCCTAGAGCGTCCGCGTTCCATCCCTGCGGCGCCCCGAGGACGATGGTGGTGTGTTCGTTTTTAATGGGCTTCATTTCGGAAATCCTTAATGCGGGTTTAGCGCGCGGCGGGCTCGACGCGCTTTAGGACGGGGACATCGCGCGTATCCCAAAAGTAGCAGTTGCCGTTCGGGTGCCGCGCCTTGTCGCACTTCTTGAAATAGTCGCCAGCCTTCGACGCATCCCATTGGTCGCTGTTCATCCAGCCGGGACCGCTGCCGGTCGATTCCAATTCTTCTTTGCAGTCGAAACAGATTTTCATCGTCAGACCTCTTAAACGGCGGTTTAACGTGGTCAAAGCTTGATCGTGAAGGTGCGCTGCGGTTCTCCGGTTTCTTCGTCAAATGTCCGGCTCTCCACCGCGCCTTCTTTCTTGAGCCAATCAAGGATCGCCGTTTGGGCGCTAAACGTGTCCTCGTATTTCTTCTTTGGC